TGAATAAGAAACGTTATCCCCGTATTTCCGGTACATCCATTCAATCTGTTCCCGGATATTCTTCAGGGCTTCCCTGTATTGAGTCGCAAGAATTTTATCCGCCTGTTTTAGAAATCTCTCGTCCCAAAGCAGACCTTGATCCATGATATTTCTGAGTCGTTCGTTCGGTGTCATTTTTTATGCTTAAAATATTCAACCTGTCTTAGTCTTTTCTGTGCTGCCTTTTTCGTCCGGTACTTCCCCAGGCTCTTCCCCTTCTTGCTCACTACCTTGTACCCCCCCCTGACTTTCCTGATCATCGAACAGCTCCATCCTGGCCTCATTCTCCTCGGCCAGTTTTTTTATGGTTTCATCAACATTTTTTACCCAGGGATGGTTTGCAAGGGCGGTTTCCTGGTCTATTGTCCCCTTGCTCTTGATCACGTTGTCAATGGTTTCTGTCTCGTTGATCAGAAGGTTTTTGTTGAATACAACCTGAAGGCCGGACGTATCTATATCCAATCCATCCTTGATCTTTGTGTATTGCGCCAAAAACCATACAAGCTCCTTCACCGCGACAGTTAACGATCTCATAGTCCCATTGCATTTGATTTCCATTGGCGTGAACAGCCACCTCAAAGCCACCCCGGACGGGCTATTTCCAAATACATCTGTTTTGGGATTCAATCCTCTCCCAAATATGAAGATATTCTCCTCTAATCTGTCAAGGTGTGAATCGCGCGGGTCTTTCGGTATCTCGACTTTCTGTGTCTCTACCCCGCCCTCCTCGTCAACCTGGATGGCCCGGTACTTCTTGAGATTCGTCCTAAACTCATTTAAATTCTGCCCCTGATAGCCTTTTAGAACCCAGTACGCCTCTTGAATATCCTCAAGATTATTTGAAAACTCGGATATGTTTAAATCGTAATCATCAATCATTGGTTTTAATACTTTCAAATCCGGCTGAAATTCCGCGTTATTCTTCAGGATTATAAACGGAACTTTTCCCCAGGACCCGCTTTTCTCTGTGCCCTCGACAGGCTGCCCGGCCACGACCATAGATTCGATCCAATGCGGCCTCGGATTCACCGGCTCGTTAGGATCAAGTATATATTCCCCGCCATCCTCTTTTTGAACATAGTATTTTACCTGGTACTTATCCCACCATTCAACTTTATACCCTGTTTTCTTGACTTTGTTTGTGTCAATGTATTCGAATTCATAATATCGTATTACATAAATCAAATCCCTTTGATAAAGTGAGTCGTAAATAAGGATGCACTGTTCAGCCGGGATTATGACAAAGTCAAACTCGCCCTTCTCATTGATAAAAGGATGCAGCGTTTCATATCCCTTGACTCCCGCGCCCTTGATATACTCAATCATGGTCTCATCGAAATATTCATCTGTTATTGTCTCGGCCAGTTCCACGACTGGATCATTCTCATCCTCGCTTTTGAACGTTATCGGATTCCCACAGATATAATTTGATTTCTGGTCGATTAAATAGGTTAGAAACGGATGCACAACTTGATTATTTGTGGCGTTGTCATCCGTGTATTCTATGCCATCAACCCAGTATTTAATTTCCCTGTCTAAGATGTCATGGTCACCTTTGTAATAGTCTATTCCGTCCTGCATATCAGTTTTAGCGGTCTCGTCTGCGTCTATCAAATCCCCGATGATCTGGCTGTCCTGAAGCATCCCAGTTACGGCAAGACGGGCGTTTATTAAGTCCTGTTCTGTGATGTACATTCTTTTCCTCACTTTAAAAATTTAACTGTTTTTGGTCCCATGTTTTCAGCCACGCCGGTCAAGGCATCCTCGGCATCATCATTCTTCGCTTTGCCCTCTTTTTGAAAAACGTTGATGTGTTCCCAGAATGCGGGCCACCTTGTAGCAGCATCCACAGGGAAAAAAATGTTCTCCATGACATTATTTGACTGAGAGATTATCCGGCCTTGTTTGTTCTGTGACTGGTGAAACCACTTGATTATTATATCCCTGCGTTTGTACTCGTCCCAAAGAATCCGCTGAACGTTCCGGGCAAACCCGCGCCCACCTGAATTGCTTTCAATCTTGCAGAGATTTACGTTGAAATCCATCAATCTCTTGGCTGTCTCTGGCTCGGTGATCTCCATGCCGGCTTTCGTGTAATATACATCCAAAACATACGCCCTGCCTTGGTATAAACCATAGACAATACAACAAAGCCAATCATCCCCTTCGTCCGCCGTGTCAATGTAAGCATAAATCGGCGCAATTAGAGACTTGTGATTGTTGTCCTCTGGCAAATCAGTGTATTTCTTTAAATTCGGATAAAGTTTTCCAATTATGTCAATAGGTTCCTGATGATAGTTTGCCGCAAAAATTTCCGGCAGCATAAGCCGCTTTATATCGTTATACTTGTCCTTGGAAAGAAACTCAGGGCATAGCATTTCACCCGTTGTTTTGTCCATCGCCTCCATCTTGAGGATATACCACTTTTCAGGCTCAATCTGAAGCAGCCGGCCGCACGGATCGCCCTTGCTCCACCTTGTCATGCACATGACTTTGAGCGTGTCTTGTTCCTGTGGCTCTATGCGGGAAAGAAAAGTTGAAGTGTATCTCTGCCAGACATCTTCACAGTGGTTTTCGTTAAGTGCCTCAATAGCTCCTTTTATCGGATCATCCACAAGCTGAATTGTGCCGCCTTTTGAAGTCACCGACCCTTGAACACCAGACCCTAAGTAGTTGAAATGCTGTCCCTCTAACGCCCATTTATAAGCCGATGCGGACCCTTGCTTAACCTTTGTATTAGGAAAAATATCACTGAATACAATGTCATCCGGGTCAATCTTTTCCATTGTGATTCCGTCTCGGGCGTATTTAGAGAAATCCCCTGCCGTATCATCATTATATGACCACGTTAAAATCCTGTGGGTATTGTCCTTCCCTAACGCCCAATCGGTCCAATGAACCAGGGTTCTTGTCTTTCCAAATCTCGGAGGAATATTGATCATTAAATTTTTATAGACCTTACCGGAAGGATCAAGCGGAAGTCCGAAAAAGAAGTTGTTTAATACCGTGCATAGTTTCACCAAATGTAGCCTATCATCCCTGTAAAACTCAGGGTCCACCACCTTGCAATAGTGCCAGAATGAACGCTTTGCCAAAACTATCTTAGACGCTTTGCTTAATATCCTTTTTTCTTGATCCGTAAGAATAAGCATTTTTTTCCAGTTTCTTCATTTCCTCTTTTTCAAGTTTTTCAATTAAAGTCTTTGTAACTTCATTCGGATCAGACTTCATGTTCATATCCACGTCCTGCTTGTCCCTCCATTTCCCTCTTCGTCTGTTCTTGAGCCAAAATATCAAGGACGTGGGATTCGGAGGGTAATAAGTCCCATTAGGACCAGTAAAGCCCATTGCACTTTTAAATAAAGATCCTTCAACTTCATCATCTGGCTGTACTTTACCTCTTTTTAAGGCATCGGAAAATTCGGAATATTTGTTCTTGTAAACCTCTAAAGAATCAATATTTATGCCTAATTTCCTTGCGATTTGTGCTTCTGTCATTCCCTCTTTTGCATATTCCTCTGCTCTTTGGGGGAAATCATTTTGATATTTAGTTTTCCGTGCCATCTTCTTTTAACTCGTCCAATAAATCAGCCAAACGCCTTAACTGTCTTGAATTTAGCCCAAATTTTACCTTAATTTCCACATCGTCCGGATCAATTGTAATCTCGCAAGTATTAATTAGCATGGTCTGTATTTTCTCGGTATCGCTCAAATCTTGCCCTCATAAACAATATGCTGCACCATTCTTTCGCAAAGACAGTATTTATTCGACAGGTCAGTTATAATATCGATTGACCTTTCCCCTCTTTCTTTCCGCTCCTGAAATTCCCTCTTAATTTGCCAATTCCGCGCTGAATGTCTGTCAATGTACTGCCTGTCAATCAAAAACTCCAAAAGTTCAGCTATAGAGTATTTCGATAGGATCGGTTCAAGGTCTATCTCGTTCAAGTCTTTTATACCCTTTCACTTTTAAGATAATATAAGTCAATAGAAAATCACCGAAATAATATTGCGTTAGGCTATTTGTTTTCTTGCCCGGGCATTGGATCATAAAC